ATAAATTAAGTAATTTTGTAAAAAAAGGGTATGTCTTATAATAATTATATTAATGACTTTAGTGCCGTTCCTATCGCACCAATAGTTGAGCCAGTTACTTTAGCAGAAGCAAAATTATATTGCCGTGTTACTACAACCGCTGAAGATACTTTGATTACATTGATGATTACACAAGCAAGGGAAGCTATTGAAGTGGCAACAGGATTGAGTTTAATACCAAAAGACATAACTACTTATTTCAACAATGTAAGTGGTAATTTTGATATTCCATTCGGACCGATTGATATTGATACGTTTGAGTTGTTTGATATGGAGCAAAACGGATTAGAGGTTACACCACCTAATTTACAATTAATAGGCAATGAGTTCCCTAAATTAGTTTCACCAAGATATGCCAACTTAAAGGCTACTTATGAGGCTGGTTACACAACTATCCCTAAAGACCTTAAATTAGCCATATTAGACCAAATTAGCTACGATTACGAGAATAGAGGATTGGATGGCGATTCTGGTATTTGTGAGAAGTCTTGGAAAGCGTGTCAAAGATGGACAAGAATAAGCCCAATATTATAATATGAAGTTAGGTAAAGCGAAAGCAAATTACGTTGATGCAAACACGATGACTCGTGAGGTCAAAATCTATGCTGCCACAAGAACAAGTGATGGTCAAGGTGGGTACACAACCACGTTTGCCCTACAAAGCACTGTTTGGGGTGATTTAAGACCAGATAATCAAGTTCGTGAGGTAGGAGAGTCGGAATTGCAATTTGACCAAAGAAATAGGCTTTATATTCGTTTTGGTGCTGCTATAACAGATTCAGATGAAGTAGAGGTAGAAGGCGATAGATTTACAATACATTCCATTAAGAACGTAGAGAACCAAAATAGGTTCTTGGAGTTAATAATTTACAAGTAATGGATTCATTAACTTTAGATATTACAGGCATTTCAGATGTACTTAAAAAATTAGATACATTATCTAAACATATTCAACAAGATATAAAAGATGAAGTAAATACATCTGCTATAAATATACAGAAATCGGCAAAGCGTTTAGCACCAATTGATTTAGGTAGATTAAGAGGAAGTATATATTTAAAAGAAACAGAATTGTCAAATGGAGGTTATGTTTTTACTGTTGGAGCAAATAGAAAATTAGCACCTTATGCGCCATATATTGAATTTGGTACAGGTACAGAAGTAACTATTCCTGTTGGATATGAAGAATTGGCGATTGTATTTAAAGGCAAAGGAGCAAAAAAAGTAAATATTAGACCACAACCATTTTTGATACCATCATTTGAGGTAGAAAAGCCTAAATTAATAGAACGTATAAAAAAGATATTAAATGCTTAATCCTAATATAGAAATAAAGAAATGGTTTTATACCAACTTGACAAGTGCAAGTGGATTAGTTGTTTATGATGGATTTGCTCCAGAGGGTGCAGGTAATGAGTATATTGTAATGACAGGTAGGACATCAAGCCAAGAGCAAGGCAAAGCTGGTTATACAAATACTATTACTATCATAGTAGATATTATTACAAAAAATGCTAACTTTGGATATAAACGTGCAGAGGAAATAAGTAATTTAGTTTTAGAAGATATAAACTCGGATACAGAAATAACCTTGACAAATGGGTTTACTGCTTCAAGTTTAAGTGTAGAAAGTATTAGGAACTTAGATGGCTTAAACCCTTTAGATAACGTTTTTAGAGTATTAATAACATATAACATAATCATAACTCAAAATTAAAATTAAATAAAATGGCAGAAACAAAAGTAAGCGGTAGAGATTATATCCTCTTAGCTGACATTAACAATGATGGAACATACAAGCCAGTTGCTTGTTTGACTTCTAACTCTTTGACATCAACTTTAGGAACAATTGATGCAACTTCTAAGTGTGGCGACCAATACACTCCAAATCAATCATTTAACCAATCTTTCGAGTGTGAAGGATTTGCGATTGATGAAACAGGTACTCCTTCTAAGGATAGCTACCAACAATTGTATGCTGCTCACGCTGCTCAAACATTGTTTGCAATTAAAATGGGTAGAGCCGTTCCAACTGCTGGTGATATTACTTATGGTGGAACTCCTACAAGTTTAGTGTTTATTAGCAACTTTAATGTAAATGCTGCTGATAAAGATGATGTTAAGTTTACTGCAACTTTTGTTGTAAGTGTACCTCCTATCACACAAACTGAAACACCTACATAATAAATAAAAAACTATGTTCGAATTAAAGACTAACAACAACACAATCCACCTAAAGTGGGGTACTTGGGCAATGCGTGAGTTTACTAAACAAAACAATATCGGTATTGATGAGTATTTCAAAGTTCTTTCAACGGCTCAAACAAGTTTGGATGTAATAGTTCAACTTGTTTACATTGGTTACAAATCTGCTTGTGTAAGTAAGAAAGATGAAGTAATATACACAATTGATGATGCTTGCGAATGGATTGATGAAGTGGGTTCTATTTTTAGCGAAGAAGGTCAAATTATTGACTATATAAAATACATCGTTGAAAGTACAGTCCACACCATTACAGGTGTAAAGAAGGAAGAAGAAAAAAAAAAGCCTAACAAAGCTAAGCTGGGATGATGTCTTGGTTAAAGCTGCGGAGTGCGGAATAAGACCAAATGAATTTTGGGATATGACTTGGAAGGACTTTTCCATTATCGTTTTAGGTAAGGAAAGAAACGAGTTAAACGAATGGGCAAGGACTAGAAACCTTGCCTATATTGTATATCTAAGTTCCACAACCGAGAAAACTCCTAAAAGTATGAAGGCTTTTTGGAGTATTCCAGAATTAGATAATGTAGATGTTGATGAGGAAAGAGTAATGATAACTGAAGAACAACTGGCAAGAACACTTAAATTGTACGGAGTAAATTAACAAAGATGGCAACAGAACTTTTAGATATACAAATTAACATCGGTGCTAAAACTGAAGATTTAGGTGCTGAATTACAAAAAGCCGAAAATTTACTCAAGAAATTACAAGCAGCCTTAAAGAAATCGGTTGATGTTGGAGAAATAAATCAACTAACTGCAAAGATTGGTACTGTTAGTGGTGCAATAACACAATTGAATTCAAGAATGGGTGGGGTTCAAAATCCAACAGATAAAGCTACCCAATCTCTTATAAACTTTTCAAGAATTGCTCAAGATGCTCCATACGGAATTATGGGTATTGCAAATAACTTGAATCCAATGTTGGAGTCATTCCAACAATTAGCTAAAACGGAAGGTGGAACAAAAAAGGCATTAACTGCAATGGTAGAAGGTCTTGCAGGTCCAGCAGGTATTGGTGTCGCATTAGGTTTAGTTTCTTCTTTAGCAGTTGTATTTCAAAAACAAATTACAGAGGCATTTCAAGGACCAGCTGAAAAGTTAAAAGATTTAAGAGAAGAATTAAAGAAACTTAATGATGAAATTTACAAAATGGCTGGCTCTGCTCAAGCAAGTCAAACATTAGGAACACAATTAGTTGGTCGTATAACCAATGAAAATTTAGATATAACTCAAAGACAAAATGCGTTAAGGAAGTTTAAGGAGTTATATAGTCAAAATAAAGAAATTAAGGATTTAGAAATAAAAGACTTAAAAACTTATAATGCTCAATATTTACAATCTTTAAATAATAAAGCAGCAGTACAACAATTAGAAATAAGCAAAGAACAAAGCTATATTGATGCTTTAAGTGCTGCAAACGCAAAATATAAAAAATTAGTTGAAGAAAGAGAAAATAAAAAGAAAAATACTCTTGCAACTACTAAGCAATTAGAAGCTGGTACAACAACAAAAATGCTTCGTTCTGCTATTGATGCAGAATATGTAGTTCCATTAAAAGAGGCTCAAGTAGATATTGCAAACGCAAGAGCATCATTATCAAGAACATTAGATATAACTACTTTATTTGATAATTCAGAAAAAGAAACAAAAACTAAAACAAAGAAAGCTCCAATTGTAAATTATGCTAAAGCAACTTTAGATGACCTTAATGATTATGTAAAAAAGCTAAAAGATAAAGTAAAAGAAGCGGAGTTTGTATTAAAAAATGAATCATTTAAGTTATTTGAATTGCCATCCGAAAGGGGAGCAAAAGAAGATAAAAGAAAAAACTATTTTGAGAAACAAGCTAAAGATTTATTAGAACAATCTAATCAAAGTGGTTTTGGTGCATATATGCAAGGCATATTTAAAAAGGATAAAACTCAACTTGATTCGGAAGCAGCAGAAAAGAAAAGAATAGATGATTTAACTCAATCTTATGCTCAATTTGCTCAAACATTATCAAGTAATGTAACTAATTCTTTATTTTCAATGTACGATGCTATGCAACAAGGACAAAATCCTTTAGAGGCTTTAGCAAATGCCTTTTTACAAATTGGAAAGAATATTGCTGCAATGGTAATACAAGCATTGATATTTGAAAAGATAATGAACGCTTTCCCTGCTCTTAAAGGTGCGTTTGCTGCATTAGGATTAGTAGGCAATGCTTTAAGTGGTGCAAGAGCAGCAGGTTCTATTGTTAACGCAGGTAATAATAACTCAAGTTTTAATCCAAGTGCAGTAGCTAATAATAATGTTTCACAAGGTCAATTTGTATTAAAAGGTTCTGATTTGGTTTTGGCAACTCAAAGAGCAAACAATAACTTAAATATAAGACGAGGATACTAATGGCATACGAAATAAAATATAGAATCACGGCAGCAACTAAATCGGATGTTACAAGTGTACTAAATATTTATGAGGATGGTTACGATGGCGAGATAATAGAATATCCTTGTATAAGTTTACAATTACAATACATACCAAGAAGCGATGATGCATTTGAGCCTATTTATGTTAGTCAATTAAGCGTGGCAATAGATGTTACTGACAATGTAGAGGATATGCCTGACTTTACTACATTAGATGACAGAAAGTACTTTGTTAGATTATTAAGTGGCGCAAATGTGGATTTTATAGGATGGATATTAAGTGATAATGTTCAGTATGTATTTTCAACAGGTCGCAAAGATTTATACTTTAACGCTATTGATGGATTAGGTATGTTGGAAACAATACCATTGCCGTTAAGTGATGAAACTGAATTAATATATGTAGAAAGCGCAAAAGATTTTATATCAATTGCATTACAACAAATAGGCTATCCATTAGATTATAAAATAATTAGCGGTGTTAGTTTTTATTCGGAAGATATGGAGAATAGAACTGATGACCCAGCTGCAGACGGATTGGCTCAATCTTATATTAACTATGCAACTTTTATAAATAGTAATCAAGAAGCAACAAATTGTCTTGATGTATTAACAAGAATTACAAAATCATTTGGTTCAAGATTATTCCAAGCAAAAGGAAACTTTTATATTGTTCCTTTGACACAATTTGCACAAGATTCTTATTATGCAACTATTTACAATAGTGATGGTACTATATTTGATGACACAATAATAAGTGATACAGGAGAAATACAAGGGTTTTCAAGTAATACAAGCGGTTTATACTTTGTTGATAATAGCCAATTTAAGCTAATTAAAAAGGGTTACAATAAAGTTAGATTTAATAAGGTTGTAGAATACCCTAATAATTACATAACAAACTGGAATCTTAAAACATATACAGTAGTTAGTCCAACAGAAAGCAATGCTTTTTCTTGGTTAGCAAATAGAAATGGTGGGATAATAAATGTTATATCACAAGCAGAGAAAAAATACAATGCTTGGTATATTGATTATCCAACGGCAAATCCACACTTTTCATCTGTAACTGCTAACAATTTACCTTTCATAAATCCAAGTGAAGTAATAAATTTATCATTTGATTTTGCTACAATAGGAACTGTATCTGGAACACCAGATGCTTTATTCATTTTAAAGTTGCAAGTGCAACCTGTTGGTGGTAATTCATACTTTTTAAACCAAGATAAAAACTGGTCTATTGCAGTAAATCCAAATGACCCTTATTATTATTTTCCTTATTGGGGTGCTTCTCCAGTAACAAATTTTAAGATAGAAACTGCACCTTGTCCTATTTTTGGACAATTATATATGGAAATTATAATGTGTAGTACTTCGGCGGCTTTATGGAAAAGCACTGTAAAACAAGCTGAAATAAGCAACTTCAATATGAAAATAGATAGCTTCTTTAAAGAGGTTACAACTGAAAGTTATATAAACAATGTTGAAGAATACGTTTTAGATATAGACTTACCAATGGGATTCAATGACATTAATAATGCTAAATATAACTACATAGGTTACATAAGCAAACCAGATGGTAGTATGTTATTAAATTGGTATAGACAAGAATACCCAAATCAAACATATAGAAGTTTAAGCGAACTAATTGTTCAACAATATTCAAATTGTTTTAATAAGAACATTATTAACTTGGATGCTTCTTTTATGGGTATGGAAACTGAAGATGGCAGATTAAGTGGTGCAATGAGAATAAATGCAACTGACTTAGACCCTGTTCAAATTAGTGTTACAGATAAAAAATACATAATAGGTAATTCAACAATAGATTTACCTAATGATGTTATTACGGCTACTTTATTGGATATTAATCCAGAGAATGTAGTAACAACAATGAACACAGTTTACGATAGTAATCCATTGTCAAGAGAATTAACTGGATTTGGGCGTCAAAGGTCTAATGGTTATCTAACTAAAGAGGCTGCTCTTGCTGCGCCTTTAACAAGTAACTTAGTTTACTTAGAACAAGCTGGTGTTCCAATAGTTGGAGATTTCTTCTATACAAGTGATTTGTTAATTGTTGGATTTAATGGTGCTGGTATTTGGTGGAGGGTTTTGGTTACAGATACTTACTCACAAGCATATAGAATTAGCGGAGCAGGTGAAATATTAGAAACATTCGGATAATTGATTAAATTTGTAATATGGCAGCAGTAATAGGAAATAACGTAATGCTTTATTGGCATAGAACAGATGTAGAACCAGAGGTAGATGTTGCATTTGCTTGTAGTACAAATTGTGCTTTTAATGTAAGCGTAGACCAAAAAGAGGTAACAAGCCAATCAAGTGCTTGGTTTAGAGAATATAAAAACGATGTGGCTACTTGGACAGTAACCTGTGATGGGTTAATTATTTTGAATGGCTTTTCTTATTTGTTTATGCTTGAGAAGCAGTTATCAAGAACACCAATAGAAATTAAGTTCGTAGTGGATAACGGAGCTGATGGTTTAACAATTATTAACGGAATTTGTAATATATCAAGTTTAGCAATAAACGCACCAGTAAAGGATGTGGCTACATATAACGTGAGCCTACAAGGTTCTGGACCTTACAATACAACAGGAACAGAGGTTGACCCAAGTGGTGTGATTATAGTAGGTGCAAACCCAGTTAAGACAAAAGGTTACACGGCAAGTGGTGGCGAAACATCAATTACTTTTGCGGACACAATCGGTTATGCTTGTCTTTA